AGGTTGCGCGGCCGATATTGCGGATGCTCCAGCCCCAGAATATGCGCGCGGTCCATGCCGCCGCCGAGCAGCATCGCCAGCCCCTCGGCGCCGTTCGGCGGATAGCTGGAAAATCCATAGTGCTGCGCGCGCACCGCCTCGCCGAGGGTCTGCCCGGCGAGGCCGGTCACCTGCACGAGCTGCTGCGGCCCGCTGTCGTCGAGTTGCGACAGGATCGTCCGCAGATTGTGGCCCGGGCCGGAATTGCGATGGCCGTGCGACATCAATCGCCCTGCGAGGAGTCGAAGCCCCATTCGGAGCCGGACTTGTTGACGCCGCCGCCCTGACCGCCATGCGCGCGCGGATCGACCAGCGACAACGCGCAGCGCGTGCCCGAGGACGCCTGACCCGTCTGCGAATAGAGGACGCTTTCGATCAGCATATATTGCGACAGCGCCAGCGACGGCGAGATCGCAAACACCTTGTTTCCCGGCGCCCAAAGCATCCCGCTGTCGTCGCGGAACGTCTTCAGTTCAGCGCTCGCCCGCGTGCCCTCGCCCTGTTCCTTGTCGCGCCGCCGCGTCGCGCGTTTGGTCAGGCGCGGCTTGTCGGTCTGCCGGTCGTGATGCTCGTGCAGCGGCCGGTAGCGCGTCACTGTGTCGTTGTCGGCCTCGCCATAGATGGCGATCGCCTGCTGGCCGTCGCCCTTGTAATTCTGCCCGTGCGCCTTGACCTTCGAATGCTGGTTGGAATCGTCGAAATCGGCCGATCCCTTGATATGCCAGTTGCTCCCTTCGACCAGCGGCGCGCCTTGCGCCTTCGCGGTCGCGCCGGCTTGCGTGATCTTGATCGAGCCGTCGGGCTGGCCGCTCATCGTCGCGTTCTCGTCCTCGCAGAGCGGCGCGAGCGCGGCGAACAACGTGTGTCCGACATTCGGCCGCCAGCGATCGAAGCCGACCGGCATGAAGTCGGCGATGAAACCGATGCCGAAGGCGTCCTGATCCTGCGCGACCTTCAGCACATTCGATTTCACATAATCCGGCTTCGTATGATCGACGGAGCTGTCGATCGCGTCCGCGCCTTTCGAGCGCGCCGAGATCGTCACGCGCAGGCTGTTGGCCTCCAACTCCACATGCCTCTTTTCGACATTGCCGGTGAACAGGAGATCGCCGCCGCCTCCGCCGCCGCCAACGTCCGATCCCGGCGAGGCCGTCACGGTGATGATCGGCTGACCGGAGAAGATCGCAGGCCAGATCGGCGCGCCCGGCGTGTCCGGGAAGCTCATCTCCATCGTGCGCGCCGCATGCTTGACCCCGCCGTGCACGCGCACGTCGTCCCAAAGCAGGAACGGCGCGCCGCCGACGCTGATACTGATGACTTCGGTCGTCACGCCGCCAGCGCCTCGAATGTCGTCGGCATGAATTCGATCGTCTTCACGTCGTTGCGGGCGATGAGATCGGCCGCCATCGTCGGGTCCGCATAGATGCGCCAGGCCGCGACCAGCGCCGGAATATTGACCGGCGTCGTCACGCTGAGCACCGGCTTGGCGTTGACGATGATGAGCGACAGATAGTTCACCACCGCGTCGCGCATCGCCGTGAGCCCGATAGCGAAATCGAGATCGTCGCCGAAGGCGCAGAGGTCGAGTTCGCGTTCGAACCGCCCGACGCAATCGGCCCGCGCAGTGATCGCGTCCTCGCGCGTCCCATAGGTTTGCGTCACCAGGCCCTCGATATAGGGCGCGAGATAGACCGTGCGGGTGATACGGGCGATCAGCGCGGCGTTGGCGTTGTCGATGATGCGGTTGGCCGTCCAGGACGTCAGCGGGGCCATCGGGTCGGCCACCGCGTCGGTCGCCATCGCGAAGGCCGCGACCGCGTCGGCGGGCGCCATCGCCGATCCCAGGCCCCGCGCCAGCGCCAGCAGCCCCAAGGGAAGCGAGGGATCGACGCCGGTCAGGTCGGAAATCAGCATCGGGATCGCGTTGCAGAGCGCGACGAAACCGGCATAGAGGCCCATGATCGGCGAGGTGACGGCGGGCGTGGTCGAGGACACCGCCGGCGCCGTCGCCACCGGCATCGTGAACGCCAGCGACTTCACGGAATCGACGGGATGCGCCTTGAAAACGCCTTCCAGCGTGACGATGACGTTTTGCGCCTCGGCGACGAGGTCGGCCGCGATATAGGACGGGAGCGACATCTCAGACCTGGAACCCGCTCAGCATGGCCTGCATCGCCGCTCCCATATTGTCGTTGGCGTCGAAGGCGAGCTGCGCGAGATAATCGGCGGGATAGGCGGGAGTCGGCGTCGCGAAGCCCGAGCGCGGATCGAGGATGAACTTGGCTTCGAACCCGATGCGGCCCATTTCGTCGCGCTGGCGATCGCGCTTGATGTTCTCGCCGCGCGCGGTGAGCGGTCCCTGCGCCGGCATGACGAGCACGCCGGCGCCGCCCTGCTGGATCGCGTTTTCGAGCGAGATGATCTCCGCGTCCGAGACGTCAGACAGGAAATAGCCGTTGATCTCGATATTGCGATGCTTGGCGCCGAGGTCTTCGATGAATGGCACATCGGAATTCGGAATCTCGGTGACGTTGAGCCGCCGCCCGGTGTCCATCGAGTCGCGCTTGACCCAAAAGCCGACGCCCCGCCAGGACGCAGAGTAGAAATCCGCCATCCAGTCGCGGCTCATTGATGGCCGATCCCGGAATGGCCAAGCGGCGCGGCGTCGCTATCCATGCGGCCACTGTGGCCGCCTTGGACGGGGTTGAGCGGAACCTGCGTGCTGGTCTGCACGTTCTGGTTGATGATGCGGAGGAGTTCGGAAGACGCGGTCACGGTGAAATTGCCGGTCACGGTCGCTTGTCCGGTGACGTTGACTTCCTGTGGCGGCGCGGCCGTCGCGTGACCGCCTTCGATCAAATGCGACAGCGCCCGCCCGCGAGCCGCTTCTGGGTCATCCACCCAACCGCCGGGGTGATAGGTCATGCGCGAACGTCGCGAGCGCTCAAGGTCAGCGTCGGTCAGCGCGGCGTCCGTGCGTTCGCGCGCCGCCGCGGCGATAGGCGGCAGGCCCTTTTCCAGGTCGGCAAGAATGTTTCGATTTGTCGGAACCGTCGTGCTGATGACCGCTGTCGCGGCGTTGACGAGTTTCGCCAGGGCGTCGGCCGGAATATTCGACGCGATCAGGTTTTCAACACGGTTGCCGAATCCCGACGTCGCCGCATTAATGTCGCTCTTGGTCAAGACGTCAGCGGCCTCGTCCGACATCGATTTCTGCCAAAGCGCCGCGTTTTTCTCCATCTTGGAGCGCTGGCCGACGATTTGGCTGACGAACTGTCCCGCAGTGCGGTTTGGATAGAGCTTGGCGATTTCCGCCTGCATCTCGTCGTCGCTCTTGTAGCCGTGCGCCTCCAAGGCGGGAATGAGATTTTGCCGTATCCAGAGATCGGGGTCGGACTGCGCGAGCCGCCAATCCTTCACATGCGCGCCACGCTTCACGCCCTTGACCTCGCCCGTCGAAAGCTTGGTGAGGTCGTCTTCATTTATCAGCCCAAGCCCGGCGAGTTCTAACGCCGCCTGATGCTCCATGTGGCCGCCGACCATCGCGCGATTGAAGGAAGCCACCGCCGTGCCGATGCCAGCGCCGCCGATTTCGGAACCGATGGTGGACATAGTCGTCGCGACAAATCGCTCGGAAAGCGACTGAGACGCCTGGCGCGCATATTTCAATTGCTCGAAAATATCCGATGGCTTCAGTTGGTCGCCGAAGGCGTTGAGCGTTTTTGCGACTGCCGAAATATAGCTTTTGAACCTGCCGGGGTCGGTCGCGACCCCCTTGATCTCCGCAGACTTCAAAAGCTTGTCCATCTCCTCGGTTTGTTCTTCAGCCGAGGCGCCGGGGCGCGCCGCCTGCGCGATGACCCGCAGGCGCGCCATCGGCTCAAGCGCCGCGAGCGACTCTTCCGCGCTGCCCGTAACCGTCAGACCCGTGCGGAACATATGCATGAGGTCGGACTGGGCAATCGAGGGATATTTCTTCGAAAGTTCCGCAGCGGCCTTTTCACCCTGCGCAATCTGCGCCGCGGTGACGTTCTGCAACGTCTCGCGCATCTTTTCGTGCTGTTGCGCGGCGGCTTCTTTGAACCCTCCAGTGACCGCCTGAACGCCCGTGACTGCGGCAGCAATGCCCAGCATCGTTTCCACCGCGCCGCCCCCGGACGCCGCCACCGACCTTTGCGCCGGGGAGACATTGGCCGCCGCGCGCCCAACCGACGCCGCCGCCGGATTGACCGACGCCAGCGTCGCCTGCATCTGCTTGATGCGCGCCTCAACCGACGCGAACGCCGCCGCCGTCTGGTCGGCGGCGCTGATGACAAGGCGGCTTTCGATCATCGCCATTATCAGCGCGCTCCCAAGACGGCGGCGGCGAAGCCGTGCAGCGCGATCATTTCCGATACCGGCCGCTCGGATGCGTCGATCAATGTGACGAAACGGAACTTGAACGAGATCGGCGACGGCGGCGCGCCAGGCGTCTCCGTCGCCGGGGCGAAAAAATCAAAAAGCGCGGCCTTCAAAGCCTGCGCGTCGGCGAGCGACATCAAAGCGATCAGGAAATTCCCGCCTTCATGGTCGATGCACTTATCAAGATAGGCTTTCACCAAATGCGTCTGCTCGACCATGTAATAGCCGCCGTCCGCCATCCGAACGCCGAGGCGCGGCTCGCCGAGCTCGATATAGTCGCGCCCCTTCGGCTCCTTGAGCGTCAACGTCGTCAGCGTCTCGCCGTGCCAGGTGATCGGCGAGGAGAGTTTGATCGTGCGGGTCGTCATCGCGTCACGCCGTCAATTGCTGGTAACCGCCAACCGGGGCCTGGATCGAAATTCCTTTGACGAGACCCTTCAGTCGGTCGATGTCGGGACGGCCGACAAACTTCGCACCCGAGAACTGATGCACGATGCCGGTATTGTCCTCGAGAACCGCAACCTTGTAGGGACCGCCGGCCATGATGGCGTTCCACGGCTGCGACACGGCGCCGACGCCATCCTTGCTGTCGACGAACTCCAGCTTCGCAACCGGGCCCATCGGCTGCAAATAACGGTCGAACGTGCCGTTCTGATTGTGCTCGACCGTGTAAGCCGCGTCGGTCGGCTCGATGCCGACGGACGCGCGAATGATGAGTGCGGTTCCGTCATAGGTAAAGCGGATCGTGCCGCCGAAATCAGCCATAGCTCAAGTCTCCCGGGATTTGGGATCAGGCCGCCTGCGGCAGCGCCAGCGTGCCCG